AGCTGGTTCTCTTGACTTGATGGGAGCAAATGCAGAGGAAAATATTGCAATATTTGATAGTTTGAAGAATTCAACAGGATTACTTGATGCAGCGTTTGAGGGAGTTGCAGAGACAGCGGAATTTAAATGGCAAAAAACCATATCCCAGGTTCAGAGCAGTATGGTTACTTTATGGGACACACTCAAAGGGTCAATCGTACCAATCATTGAAAAACTTGGTGAAAAAATAAAAGAGACTACAGAATGGTTTCATGCACTCGAACCACAGCAACGGGAAAATATTGTCAAGTTTGCTGCAATTGCGTTGGCTATTGGGCCTGTTCTTGTTGTTGGAGCGAAGTTGATAACTGTAATAAAAAGAATAGGAACTGCATTGACATTCTTGGGAGCAAATCCGATTTTACTTGCCATAGGTGCTGCCTCTTTGGCACTAGCTGGAATGGCTGCCGTATCTACTGCAAGTACCAAGACAATAAAGGAAGAAACTGAGAAGAAAATTGCAGCGTATAAAAAACTTGCCGAAGAGGGATTGAAGGCCGTTGATGCTCTTCATAAAGGAGAAATAGAAGCTTTAGAAGAAAAGACAAAAGAAGAAGCGCGCATGTACCAGGAGAACAAACAAAAGATTGAAAAATGGTATCTTGAAGAAATTGAAGCCGCTGAAGGAAAGACAGAAGCATTAATTGAGGGTTTAGAGGAGGAACAAGATGCACTTGAGAAAAGACATAATGAGGCTATTAAAAAAATTAGGGAAGAGTATGGAGTTGTTGAAAGAATTACCAAGAGCAAAGTTGAATTGGTCAAAGATTATTATCAGGTACAAATCAAGGAAGCACAAAAAGCTCATCAGGTAATTATAGATGCATTGAATGAGGAATTACAAAGACGAAAAGGAGTTATTGACAGAGAAGGCAGTCTTGTTATTGGGGAAATGGAGGACCGCATTTCATTGCTTGATGGAGCTACTAAAGAAGAAGTTGCCTTGGAAAAGAAAAAGCGATTAGAAAGTAGAGCAATTGCACTTGAAGACATGATAGCAGCGGAAACTGATGTTGAAGCCAGAAAAGCATTGATACGGGAACGAGAGGATATAATCGGGCGAATTGTTGCCATATCAATAAATAAGGAACTTGAATTAAAAAAATGGGCTATTCGAGAGGAAATTTTAGAAGAGAAGAAAAGGATAGCCGAGAGGAAATCACATCTTGATACTCAATACATAGAAGATAAGAAGGCTTTAGATACATCTTTGGCGGAACAGGTCGTTTCTTTAGAAGGAAAACGAGATGATGAGATACGAATTATACAAGAAGAACGGGAAGCAAAAGAAACAGCGGAAACTCAAAAATATGAAGCCACCAAACAAAGTTTGGAAGATCAGATTACGGAGCATCAAGAGCATCTAAAAGATTATCGGAAAGAGCTTGCAAAGGAATATGATGAAAAACTTAAGCATGAGGCAAATCAATATAACTTGAAGAAGGCTGAATTGGAATTAGAACTTGAAGCTGTAAGAAAAAAGGTAAAAGATGAGAAAAAGATTATAGAGGATTTTTGACGAAAGTATTTGACTATATTGGAGGCAAGGAAGGACTTGTAAAAGATGTATCGGAATTTGCAGATAAGTATTTAACAGGGGTAGATTATAGTGGTCCAGGTATTCCACAGTACGCCTCTGGTACTACTTTTCACCCTGGCGGTCCTGCTATTGTAGGTGAACAAGGTTTGGAAGTAATTGATTTACATAGAGGAGCTTCCGTAACTCCTATCATGGGTGGGAATAATATTGGAACAAGTATTGGCAATCAGAATATTCATATCAATGTGACCGGGGGATGGGATGCCCGGGAAATGGCGAATAAAATTGTACGAGAATTGCGGTTTTTGGGAATAAGTATATAATATATAGGGTGGGGTAATATGGCAGTTAAAATATTGATACAGGCATATGATTCAGATGATACGGCGGAGGCCGGAACTACTACAACGAATATAAAAATGACCGCACATGGTTTGTCTGTAGGAGATCACATAATCAATTCTACACGTAATTCCATACCGCCTGCTTTTGATAATATAGCCAGCCGGAGGGTTACGGCTGTTCCTGATGTGGATAATATAACTGTGGAAGCAATATCGGGGCAGACCTCAGGTGATACGATTAGGAAATACATACATGTAGATCGTACCAATTATTTTTCTCCTAAATCATTACATATTTTAAGGCAATCTGAATATCGCCGTAATTGTATATTTTCTCTTATTGCAACCACGGCGTATAGGCCGAGAGCTGGGGAGGATTTGGTGGTTAAAGAAGATGGAAATGTAATTTTTGGTGGAGTTATTAATTCAGTCAAATCGCGCAGAATAGGGATGACCACAAGAATTATGTATACAATATATTCCGAAGGATATGGTTCCCTACCTGGAAGAAGAACAGTACAAAACTCACATAGTAATACGGATGCCGGAACACTCGTTGAATTTTACGTTGATAATTATTTGTATGAAGAAGGCATATCCAAAGGTACAATTGATACAGGAGCCACAATCTCGGTTTACGATGCTAATAGTAAATCCATTCAGGATATATTAAATGAGCTTGCTACTATGTCTGGATATAAATGGTATATAGATGATAATAAGGCACTCTATTTCTTCCAAGATGATGCGGTAATTGTAGAGGCGGCGCATGACCTTGATAATAATACATTTAAGAATTTTCGAGATGTTCTCTTGGATGAGACTATTGACCAATATCGGGATAAACAGTTTTTCCGAGGAACTACAGGCTCTGATGGATATTTGATCCAGGTGACATCTGTAAATGCTACCCAGGTTACTGAAAGACAAAATATTGAAGGTCTGAGTGGATACTATGGGAATGTAAAATGGGATTCCGATTTTGATGATATAACCAATGCAGAAACAGCAGCGGAGAATGCGCTGAAAAAATCTGGAAAGGTTCTTCCTTCTGTAATAAGTTTTGATACAGAGGTTGTTGATTTTGTCCCCGGGACAAAATTAAAGGTAGAGCTTGTTGATTGGGGAATAAGTTTGTCTTATTATTTAATTGAATCTGTGGAAATATATGATCTAAATGGGATAATATTACGTTCCAGAGTCAGTGGGACTAGGCGTGATGATAGTTCATTTTCCACACAAAAATCTGATGATGCTGCTACCTTTTTTGGAAATCTTGTGAAGGCCGCAAAAAAAGGAGAAGCAGGAGTAAATACTCTTGTGCCTGATGATGCCGGTAATTTGTATTCTGTATCAATATTTGTTCAAAATGAGGAACCAGCAAGACCTCGCGGAAAATCACTTTGGGCAAATCCTGCAGATCCTTCAACATATGATATTCAAGAAATAGCTGGGGACACAACGATCACACCGCGTGGTCCGAAATATATTGAAGTAAGTGGGGAGACGACGGTGACTTTATTTGCATCTGCTGGAAATGATGGGGTAATACGGAAAATAGCAAATGTAGGCAATGATTTAGTAACAATAGATGGAAATGGGGCAGAAACAATAGGGGGAGCGTTAACATTGTTATTGTACCCGGGAGATGCAGACCATCTTCCTGAAAGTGTTGAAATTACATGTAATGGTATTAGTTGGGATGTGATGTGATGGGTATATGGGTGAGATTAGTAGGAAACATAAGATATTATGTTGATGCAGCTGCTTTTTTATATGCTACTGGAGGTCAAATCAGCCACCACGCTGGTGACAGTTCGTTGGATTGTGATGAATATAATTCTATAACAAATGGATGGACTGTGCGTGCCGATATGCCCGTACCGACACGTCAGAGGCATGCAGGGAGTTCTATACTGGGAAAAGGCTATATATACTGTGGCTTAGCGGTAGCACGCGTGCAAGACTGTGATGAATACGATAATTCGTTGAATTCATGGGATAATAAAACTGATTGCCCAGCTCCAGCCAGGTACCTTTTGACTGCCTCAACTATATTGGATAAAGGATACATTTTTTGTGGGAATTCTTCTGGTGGGGATCTTCAAGACTGTGATGAGTACGATTCGGTTGGTAATAGTTGGGATAACAAAACAGATGCTCCAGTGCCTGCCAGGCGCGAACTTGCCTCCTGTATGATTGATAATAAAGCATATATTATCGGTGGGTATTCTGGTGGTTATAGAAGTGACAATGATGAGTACGACTCTGTTGGAGATAGTTGGAATAGTAAAACGGGCACAACTGCAACAAGCAAATGGTCTGCATGTACAATATCAGGAAAAGGATATTTATTTGGCGGACGAACTGCCGGAGGAATCCAGAGGTTATGCAAGGAATATGATGCGGTTGGGGATGCTTATACAAAAAAAACGGATATGACACTTGGGCGTACCAGTGCGGCTGCGGGGACTTCCGAGGAAAGAGGTTACATTTTTTATGGCGCAGAGGAGGTTACTGGGCGTTCAAAGGTTTGTGATGAATATGATCCAGTAGGGGATAATTGGGTAGATAAAACAGATGGAATTGACCCAACTCGGTATGAACTTGCCGGGTTTGGAATATGAGGAGGTAATTTTATGTTAAGTTTGCAGGAATTATTTGAAGACCATCAAATGTACCATAGTGAGTTTCAGCAAGATTATTTTATAACTTCGAAGTCTGGTGGGACTCCTTACGGGATGTATAAACAGGCATTAAGGGAATTACACAAAAGATACAGAGGATTAAAGGGTCTGTACGCAGAAAAAGAGCTTTTGCAAGTTGACATCGATGAGCTGGCAGTGAAAAAAACTTGTGATCAGTTTGACCAACGCAGAAATAAAATTAAGCACACACAAAAAATTATGAGCATGGAGGAAATGGACAAGAATATAAGTGAAACTGAAAGAGAATTTAAAAGATTCTATCAACAGGCAGTGGTATTAAAAGAACAAATTGGAGAACTCACAGAAGTTAAGCGAAGGAAACTGGATGAGGAAATGTGGCTATACAAATTTAAAGAACGAATTGCTATTGATTTCTTATCGCTTGGAAGGGTACAGCACAATACTTTGGAAAACATAATGTGTTTACCCATGGAGCGGCGGCGGAAATTACTATATTTTGTGAGAGAGGAACATCAAGAAGAATTAATTTTATGGTATGAGAATAAACAAGCCAATCCGCTGATATTACCAGATAATGATGTTGATATTAAGCACATAATGGAGTGATTATACATGATAAGAAAAAAATTGTTAGCAACAATAACTGATACAGCTTCACTCACTATTGCCCAAATGGGAGAAATTATCGCTAATAAAGCCACTTCTTTTACAATTACGGTTGTGGCTGCTGCTACTAAACATAAAGGCCTCTGGTATAAAATTATAAACATTGGTGCTGGTGCGGTAACAGTTGCAGAAGATGGAGTTGGTACATTAATTATCCTGAAACAAAATGAGAGTATTACAATAGAATGCGATGGTACGTCATGGATTAATCCAGCTATGGGTGCTGATGTAGGAACATTAACAGAGCAGGAATTATCAAACAAAAATTTAACACCGAACGTTGGTGTTGGTATAGCGGCTGCAAGTGCACAAGATGCTATACATGTATATAAGAGTGTGGCCGGGACAACTGGTATACGTATAGAAAATCCAGATACAACCGATTCCGGAACGACGAAATCTGGGATATCTTTGCATACTTGGACAGGGGCAGCTACAGCGGAAACATTCTTGCTTACAAGAAATGTTCAAGGGTATGGTCATCTTTTGAACCAGTCTGAATATTCAGGAACACCGGATATTGGACTTCGCTTTGAACAAGAAGGTAATTATCCAATATATTTTAAGACGAACAGTACGGACAGAATAACGATTTCGGGAAGCGGCAATGTAGGTATAGGAACAATAACACCGAATTCAAAATTAGATGTTAATGGTAATATTCGTTTGTCTGGTGGAACGCATGATTTTATTTTTTCGACAGACCCAAGCCTTGCTACATGCCAGCTTCAAAATCAATCATCAGGACAAACAACATCATTACAGCTCTTCACTAAGGACGGTGACGGTACGGATGATTGTAATTTCTTTCTTTATGGTGTTGGTACACCAGATGCATGGAGCGTAAATTACGAAGCCGTCAGATTAAAATATGAAAACTCTACTACTCATTATGAATTAGCTTCTGTAGCTAGTGGAACAGGTATGGTCAGACCATTAAAACTGTATACAGGAGCAAATACATCACAATTAGTATTAGCGACAGATGGCAATGTCGGTATAGGAATAATTCCAACGGAAAAATTACAGGTATCCGGAAACATATTCCTGACTACCGATTCACAAAAAATATTATTCGGCACTGGCAAGGACATGAGCCTATATTACAATGGAACAGACGGATACATAAAAACAGATGAAGTCGCTCCATCCGATTTGCATATTACATGTGGAGATGCTAAGACATTAGAATTAGATACCCCGGTCTACAGAGATATAAATGTCGGAGGTATGATACTACTGAAACCTGCGGCATCCGCACCTGATATAGATACCTTTGTTGACAAAAACGGGGATGATACAACAATACCGACATATGCGTTTGCGGTTGATGAATATTTGTCCGGAGGATTTGAGATAGACCACGATTATAAAAATGGAACTAATATAATCTTTCATGTCCACTGGCAGGGAATTGCCGCTCCAACGGGCACAGACAATGTACAATGGAGACTGGTATATACGATTCTGAGGGACGATACACCCTTAGAACCTGCTGTTGCTATAGATTCACCCGACACTACATTCGACACGCAATATGACGTGAAAAGAACCGATTTCGCTGCAATTGACGGAAGTGGTCTTCTGATGGGGGATCAGTTCATGTACAAATTATATAGGGTAACCGCAACCGGGGATGCATATGCTGGGGATGCGTTAATCGGGACGAATGGCTTACATGTAGAAGTTAACACTCTCGGGAG